GGCCCGCGATCGTGTGCGAGGCGGATATCGCCGGAGCGTGCGGCACCTGCGGGCGCCGGGTTTGACCCTGAACTGACGGAATCGCGACCGTGTCGACGCTCTCGGATGATGTGAAAACCTTCATCGTCCAACAGCTTGCGTGCTTCGACCCGCCCTCCGTGGTGGTCAAGGCTGTCAAGGCCGAGTTCGGCGAGACCGTCTCCCCGCAGCAGGTCGAGGCGTACAACCCTGAGCGCCGGGCCGGCCAGGGCCTCTCGGAGGGCTACCGGGAACTGTTCCGCGTCACCCGGGAGCAGTTCCTGGAGGACACGGCGACCATCGGCATCTCGCACCGCGTGACCCGCCTGCGCACGCTCCAGCGCCTAGCGGACCGTGCCGAGGCCCAGGGCAACATCGCATTGGCCGCCCAGCTCGTCGTCCAGGCGGCGAAGGAAGTCGGCGACGTCTTCACGAACCGCCAGCGGATCGATGCCAATCACACCGTCCGCAGCCACGAGGACGCTCTCGGAGACCTTGAGTGAGCGCGAGCGGGAGATCCGCCAGCGCCTCAAGGACGATTTCGAGCACTACGCGCCCCGCTGCCTGCACATCCGGACGAAATCGGGCAAGATCGTCCCGTTCACGCTGAACCGGGCGCAGCGCTACATCCACGAGCGCCTCCAGGATCAGCTTCGCACGTCGGGGAGCGTCCGGGCGCTGATCCTGAAGGGACGGCAGCAGGGCGCCTCGACGTACATCGGCGGCCGGTTCTTCTGGCGCACGACCCACAAGCGCGGCGTGCGCACCTTCATCCTGACCCACCAGGACGATTCCACCGCGGCGCTGTTCGAGATGGTGTCGCGCTACCACCAGCATTGCCCGTCGCTGGTGCGGCCGTCGGCCGGCGCGGCCAACGCGAAGGAACTGCTCTTCGACCGCCTGGACAGCGGCTACAAGGTCGGCACGGCCGGATCGAAGGCGGTCGGGCGCGGCAACACCCTCCAGCTGTTCCACGGATCCGAGGTCGGGTTCTGGCCGCACGCGCAGAGCCACGCCTCGGGCATCCTCCAGGCCATCGCGGATGAGCCCGGGACGGAGGTGATCCTGGAGAGCACGGCCAACGGGGTCGGGAACTACTTTCACCAGCAATGGCGCAAGGCCGAGCGCGGGGAGAGCGAGTTCCAGGCGATCTTCGTGCCGTGGTTCTGGCAGGATGAGTACCGGAAGCCGGCGCCGCCCGATTTCAGCCTGTCGCCGGATCCGGATGAGCAGGGCGAGTCCGAGGTCGATTACGCCGAGGCTTACGGCCTCGACGCCGAGCAGATGTTCTGGCGCCGCCGCAAGATCGCGGATCTCGGCGAGACCCTGTTCCGGCAGGAATACCCCGCGAACGCGGCCGAGGCCTTCCAGATGGCGAACACCAACGGCCTGATCAGCTCGAAGCTGATCGTGGCCGCCCGCAAACGCACCGTGCAGGCCTCGGGGCCGCTCGTGTTCGGGTACGATCCGGCCCACCAGGGCGGCGATCGTCATGCGCTCGCCAAGCGCCGCGGCCGCAAGGTGCTGTGGGCCGGCGGCAAGCCCGGCCTGTCGATCCCGGAGAGCGCGAACTACGTCGCCGGCCACATCGACCGGGATGGCCCGATCAAGTGCTTCATTGACGTGACCGGCGGCTACGGTGCGGGCGTCTACGACATCCTGGTGGAGCGTGGGTACGGCCCCGAGGGCCGCAACATCGTCGTGCCGGTGAACTTCGGTGGCTCGCCGCTCCAGCCGGCCCGGGTCTCGCCGACCACGGATGAGGAGTTGCCCGGCCCGCTGAACCGCCGTGCCGAGATCTGGCTCAATTCGCTCGACTGGCTGATGGACCCGGCCGGCGTCGACCTGCCGGACGACGACGATCTCCAGGCCGACGCCTGCTCGACCGGCTACAGCCACAACAGCCGCGGCTACATCCAGCTCTGGTCGAAGGAGAAGATGCGCTCGATGGGCATCCCCTCGCCGGATCTCTGGGACGCCGTCGCTCTGACCTTCGCCGAACCGGTGATCGAGGCCAAGCCGCAGAACTGGGGCGCGCCGAACACCGCCTGGGTCGCTTGATCCGAAGCTCTTGACCCGACGGGCGAACCCGCCCAAAGGACTATCCGTCGCGAGACGTGCGGGCGCTGCCCCGTCTCGTTGCCCCCTCTACAGTTTGCAGGATCCTCGATGGCGCGCACCGATGCGGTCAGCGACGGCGATCTGCTGCGCCTGATCGACGAGGAAATTGCCGGCGGCGTGTCGTTCGAGAACGACCTGACCGCCAACGGCGAGCGTCGCACCGGCTCGGCCAAGGGCGACCGCGAGACCGCGCTCGAATACTTCGACGGCGTGGTGCGCGACCTCCCGCACGAGAGGGGCCGGTCCTCGGTTGTGTCGCGCGACGTGTCCGACATCATCGGCACGATGCTGCCTGGCCTGATGCGGGTGTTCGACGGCTCGGACCGGGTCGCGGTCTACAGCCCGGCCCGGCCGGGCGACGAGAAGGGCGCCGACCAAGCCACGGACTACGTGAACTACGTCTGGGCGAACGACTGCGACGGCTACCTGATCCTGCTCACCTGGATCATGGATGCCCTCCAGGTCCGCAACGGCATCGTGAAGGCCTACTGGGATTCGACCCCCGAAACCGAGGCGGAATCCTTCACCGGGCTCTCCGACGAGCAGCTCGTGATCCTGTTCGACGATCCCGACGTCGAGGTGGTCGGCTACGACGCGCAGCCGCAGATGGTGCAGGACCCGGCCACGGGCCAGCCGATGCCGCTGCAGCTCCACGACGTGAAGATCCGCCGCCGCACCTCGTCGGGTCGACTGGTGATCGAGAACGTGCCCCCTGAGGATTTCGGGATCTCGCGCCGGGCCAAGTCGATCGACAAGGCCCGGTGCGTCTGGCACCGCACGAAGCTGACCCGGTCCGACCTGCTCAAGCAGGGCTACAAGCGCGATCTCGTCTGGTCGCTGCCGGCGTCCGACGGCGCGCCCTCTGAGACGATCGACCGCGAGCAGGATGCCGGCGTCGGTGCGGAAGGTTCGGGCGCCAACACCGAAATCGACATCGTCGAGGCCTACGTCTTCGCCGACTGCGACGGCGACGGCATCGCCGAATCCCGGAAGGTCGTGACGGCTGGCGGGGCGGGCGGGCGCAAGATCCTCAAGAACGAGGAATGGAGCGACGATCGCCCGTTCGCCGACCTGATCGCGCAGGCGGTGCCCCATCGCTGGATGGGCCGCTCCATCGCCGACGACGTGATGGATCTGATGCGGGTGAAGACCTCGCTCTGGCGGGGCGTCCTCGACAACACCTATGCCCAGAACCGGCCGCAGCGCGAGGCGGTTCAGGACGACATCATCAACCCGGACGAGGTGCTGAACCCGACCTTTGGCGGCGTGATCCGCGTGAAGAAGGCCGGCGCGGTCCGAGACGTCGTCACCCCGCAGATCGCCGACAAGATCCTCGTTGCGATCCAGGCAACCGACGGCGTCCTCCAGCGCCGCACCGGCGTCTCGGGCGCCACCGCCTCGCTCGACGCGACCGCGCTGGAGCCGCAGACCGCCACCGCCGAGCAGCTGGAGCACGATGCCAGCTACGCCCGCGTCGAGCTGATCGCCCGCAACATGGCGAAGCTCGGCGTGAAGAAGCTGTTCGCGAAGATCCTGCGCATCATCGTGCGCAATCAGGACCGCCCGCGGACGATCCGGCTCCGGGACCAGTGGGTAGAGTTCGACCCGCGCGCCTGGAACGCGGGCATGGACGTCGAGGTGAACATCGGCATGGGCACCGGCTCGCGTGAGCGGGACCTGACCATGCTGGCCGGCGTCGCGGCCCGGCAGGAGAAGATCATCGAGACGCTCGGCCCGGACAACCCGGTCGTGACGCCCTCGATGTACGTGAAGACCCTGCACAAGATGGTCGAGGCGTCCGGGCTCAAGGCGCCCGAGACCTACTTCGCCGACGTGTCCGACGAGGACTTCGCCAAGTGGATGGCGAACCGTCCGCAGCAGCAGGATCCCCGCGCCCAGGCCGATGTCGCGAAGATCCAGGCCCAGGTGCAGGGCGACCAGCAGAAGATCGCCGCGCAGATCCAGGGCGACCGCACCAAGGCCGAGGCGTCGATGCAGATCGAGCGCGAGCGGATGGTCTCGGACGAGGCCATGGAGCGCGATCGGCTGGAGCGGGACTTCGCTTTGCGCCGTGAGGAGATGAGCCTCGAGGCCCAGCTGAAGGGCACCGAGATCCTGGCCGGGATGCACACCCCGGCGCAGACCAACATCCCGAGGCACGGATGAGCGACCGCGATCCGCAGTCCCGCGCCATCCGCGCCGAAGCCCTCCTGCAGGACGAGACCTTCGTCGACACGCTCGCGGCCATCGAGGCCGGCGCCGTCGACGCCCTCGCCCGCGCCAACGTGGCCGATCCGGCCGCGCTGATCGAGCATACGGCCCTCCTCCAGGCCGTCCGAGCCGTCCGCCGGCACGTCGAGTCCATCGTGACCAACGCCGCGCCGAGCGACCGCACCGGGCCCGTCTTCGCCTGAGGGCGGACCGGCCATCACCTGAAAGTTGACCGATGAGCGAAGCCAACACCTCGGCCCCGGCCGAGACTGGTGAACTCGACATGTCCGCAGCCGCGGACCTTGTTCCCGACGACGCGTTCGAACTGCCCGAGGACTCCGACGAGGAGCACCCCGAGGGCGCCGCCGAGCCCGCCGCAGAAGAGGCTCCCACCGAGGAAGAGCCGGAGGGCGAAGAGCCCGCCGCCCCGACCGAGGAGGAGCCGCCGGCCGAACCCGAGCAGCCCGAGTCCACCGCCGAGGGACCGCAGACCGTCGTCATCGACGGGAAGGCGATACCCCTCCAGGAAGTGCAGAACGGCTACCTCCGCCAGGCCGATTACACGCGCAAGACCCAGGAGGTGGCGGCCGAGCGCCAAGCCCTCCAGGCCGAGCGCACCACCGTCACGAACGACCGCCAGCAGCTCGCTTCGATCCTCGACCTCGCCACCGACATCGTGAAGGCCCACCTCCCCCCGGAGCCGGACCCCGCGCTGATCGACACGGACGTGGTCGGCTACATGCAGCAGGATCGCGCCTACAAGGCCGCGATGGCCGAGCTCACGAAGCTCGCCGACGCACGCAAGACCGCCGATGCCGGCTCCTCCAAGGAGCAGGTAGCGGCGACCGAGCAGGCCGAGACGGCGCGCCGCGAAGCGCTCGCCACCGAGTATCGGCAGCTCCAGACCAAGGTCCCCGAACTCCGGACGCCCGAGGGGCACAAGGCCTTCTTCGCGAAGGCCGAGGCCGCAGGCGCGCACTACGGGCTCAGCCCGCAGGACGTGCAGGGCATCCAGGATCACCGGGCCCTCCTGGTGCTGGCCGATGCTGCCAAGTGGCGTGAGTTGCAGGCGAAGAAGCCCGCCGCCGTCCAGCGCGCGCAGGCCGCTCCTCCGATCCGGGCCGCCGCC